GGATCCGTACCCCATCTACTGCCACAGACATCCTCCACCAACCGGGTCGAGAGCGCGTCCCACGTATCGTTAGCTCCTTGGGCATACTTATTGTAAAAGATTCGTTCTGCAAATCCATTCTTAAACCTTACTTTCTCCAATCCTTAAGCTCCTTATTAACTTCTTGTTCTTCTTGTCTACGAAGACGATATTTAAACTTGCCATGGGTTCGTTCAGAATCCAGTTGTCTAAAGTTCTTCGTCTTCGTCTTGTAATTCTTCTTCAAGTTTTTCAAAACGATCCTCAATTAGATCAGTAAATCTTTCTACAATCTCCTCAGAAGAAATGTCCAATACCTCCAGAAGAGATACTTCATCCTGTTTCTTAAGCCTATCTTTTAGCTCTTCAAGTGTTAGAGGCATCTAACATTTCCTTTACGTCTTTAATTGCTACTACTAAGTGTTTTTGAAGGGCTTGTAATGCCTCCATATATGTAGGATACTCTTCATCTACCTTTTTGTAACAATAACCAAAGTGTATTACATCATAGACTGGTTTCTGGCCATACGACCACCTAGTTTGGATGTACCAATGACAATCCCTATCCTTGTGATGATCTTGCCCAATAAGACGTTGATACTCGTCAGCTAGTTTTGTAATTTCATCCATTTGCTACTAAAATCTCCGGCTCTAGAGAAAGTCGTCTATACCAACTTAAAAACAGTTGCTCTGCGTAATGTGGAGCAAGACAAGCAACAGGTTCTACAGGATCTGGTCTTCCTCCCCAATTACCTTCCCAATCCCAAGTATCCCCCTTTGAGGGGAGGAGTTGTCTAGCTTCTTGAGATAACATTACAATATCTGCTTTTTTAATTCTAGGATCTTTTAGATCTACTCTAAATCTATTTTCCAAGTGCGCTTGTAAACTAGTTTCAATCTGGTCATATATATCTAGCTGGTATTTAAGAGGACTTGCAATATCACTTAAATAGGCCTCACTAGCATCATGTAATAGACCAGCTAGGGCTAGTTTACGATCACTATATTCCTTAAGTAAATGGTCAGCTACAGCTACACTATGTTCTGCTACACTATAAAACCGTCTACAATGCCCAGTAAATCGACATTGCATTGATAAACTATGAGCAATATCCTCAATCCTAATATCAACATAATCTGGATCTAGGAAATCAAACATCACCCCGCTATAGGTTTCAATTACTGGTTCCATTTTTATTCTTTGTTATCTTGTTTAGTAGCGCGTTGCAGATACCAGATAGCCTTCTCAAGATCTTGCTTAAAGGCGGACTTATCTTTTCTACCTGCTCGGCTAATGTATTTAAGCGCGTTTCCCAAGTGATAAGATAAATTCCAATCCTCAATAACAGCGATAGGTTCATATTTACGTCCTTCAATATAGTGTGCCGGATGGTTAATTACATCATTTGTCATAGGAGGGGCACTTGTCGGTGTCAAAGTCAAATTCCAGTTGGGACCGGTCGCTGTAAACTTCCACCAATCCCTCAGATGTCTTTGAGACAGGGGTACGTTCTGTTTTAGGAATTCCTGTGTATTCGTCAACATAGTCAAAATAATTATACCCCTCATTAAGATCATTACACATGATTAAATTTTTCCTTTACTTTATATCCAATGTTATCACTTCCCCTAAACCATGTTTTACATGACTTACATTGATACCTCTGATATTTGTAAGAATTGGTATAATGGTATCCCCGTTTTTGGTACTCGTTACTACCACAGTTTGGACAAACCAATCCAGTAATCTCTTGATATAGGCCGTAATTAGGATGATGCTTAATCCAAGGGAGTAAAATATCGTATACTTTCTCAAGAAGTATTACATCTTGAATATTATACTCTTCCATTTCAATCCAGGCTTCGACATCCCCATTCATACAAGCAATCCATAGTTCATGTCCACGATGTTTAATTTTCTTACCTAAATTTAGAGCTTGTGCTACATAATCAAGTTTATTACTTGGAAATTTAAACTGGCTACGTGCAGTCTTTAAAAGATCAATCTGTTTGTATGGGGCTGGTGGTGGTAGTCCATGTAAAATAAACTCTTTATTAAGAGTTGGGATGTCAAATTTAGTTCCATTATAGTGAACTACTGCGTCTGCTTCGTCAAGCAGTTTATGGATACGATTTAACATCTTTTTTGGTTTAGAGTGAAAGATAGAATCGAAAATTACTTCACTCTCTCCGTACCACTTAGCTGCCCAACAAAGAACATACCCAGAATCAAGAATCTGAGGAAGTCCAATATTCTGTTGCCAGAGACCCCAAACATGTACTAAGTTTGGGGCAGTTTCGATATCTAGAAGTAAAATTCTCAATGTTGTTCCTTAGATTCGTAATTAATTACTAGTTTATCTGGCGAGTTAATAGAAAAAGGAGCAAGTCCTTTTGCCAGTAAGTTATTAATTGAATACGTCAGCAAGAATTCTACCTCGTCTGGGTTTAGATTTGCCTCGAATGTCACTGCTCCGTCTGGTGTTTCGCTTAGATATTTTAGTTTCAAGTAACCAATCCTCCGGTATTGTTTTAGTTGTTCTCCAATCTGCCCACTCTATCCCATTCTTTTCGCACCATGCAGCATATGTAACCTTGCTTCGCTTAGTAATTTTATTACTAGCATTTTGGAAAAGAATATACAACTTAATCTCAGGATGCTGTTCTTTAACAAAGAGTAATTTTTTTCTATCCTCTGCTGTCAACTTTCCCTTACTTTCTATATATACGTTTTCCCGAATTTTCCAGTCAGTAACATACTTACGTTTAGTTTCCGGGACAATATAGTGAAGGATATCTTCCTCATAACCAAGTTGTGGATACTTCTGGGCTATTTCACTTTCAAACTTGCTTTTATAATTAGGCTGCTTCTTTTTTTGTCTCTTCATTTCGTAGATCAAGGGCACATGGTTTTCCTACTTGTAAATAGTATCCTAGATAGTCCCAAGAACATGGAACCCATACATTTTCGTATGCTAAGTAGGCGCCGTGCACTGTTTTGTCTCCTCCTCCTTCATCATCATAGATTCTAACTCTACTTCCTGCTCTGGTTCTGTAGGATTTTGTCCAATCAACAGGGCTTTCATAGGTTGCCATATTCCTTTATACTCTCTCCATATCCAAAGTAACTGCCCGTTAAGTAGAAATCTATAATCATCATTGTAGAGTTCTCTTACGCAATCAAACATTTCCTCTTCTGTTGAGAGGGGATTTAGTAACTTTGCTGCTTTCTTTTCTCCAATTCCGTCTACTCCAATAATGTTATCAGATCTGTCCCCAATTAACATTTGAGCATAGAAGTGACGAATACCATCTAGATGTGTAATTTCCCTAAATTCTTTCTTGACAAAGTTATAATGTTTTCCTGGAATTTGAAGTAAATCTTTATCTATAGAACAAGCTACTGTATGTTCTGTTTGATTCATACCTAATTCGTCATCAGCTTCATGACCGTCCGTTACTACTGCCCCGTACTCTTTACATAGAAACTCTCGACAGGCATCTAAGTGAACTGGTCTAGGTTGTTTACGGTTTGCTTTGTAATCAGGAAATAACTCTTTACGGAAATTATCAGAACCAGTGAGGTAGCACTTAAAAGAACTAGCTCCAGTATCATTTAGAATTTCTTGGAGTAATCTATCAGTTCTAATTAATGCTATCTCAACTGGATCATTTTCCGCTGATGCAGCACATCTATATGCTATGATGTCGCCGTCCAGCAGGCCTAACATTAGAAGGGAGCCTCTTCCTGCGTCTCTGCTTGATTAAAGGCACCTTTAACGGCTTTAACTACTTGTGCTAGATTAGCAGCAATATTAATTTCCATTACTCCATTACCTTTAGTCTCAACTACAAACCCATTTTCAGCTTGTGTAATAATTAATTGTACCATTCTAATTTCCATCCTTTTCTTTTGCAATATACTTCGATTCCCAAGTCGCTCCAAGTTAACATATATTTTATTATAGGAGCAGCAATCCCAGATTTTCTATCTATAGCAGCCACAAAATGTGGTGCTTTGATAATTATAAAGGGATATCATTTTCCATTTCTTTTAGTGCAGAAATGGCATCTTTTTTCTCTTTTGTTGATTCAACCCGATTGAATACAAAATCCTCAAAGGTCTGGGCTAGGGCTAAAACATCGGCTGGTTTAGCTTTCTTATGCTCAGTGAGTTTGAAATACTCAATAGCATTGGAAAGGCCAGACTGGCGAATAATAAACACTTGCCTAGCAGCACGCTCCTCTGGGGTCTCATAAGTAGAACGGGGAGTTGCTTTAACGTTCTCTAGAGTAGCTGCTTTCGGGCCTCCCTCTACTTTAACTGCTTCTGCCCAATTCCAGAAATTACCTTCTTTTACTGGTTTTACTTCAAAAATATTACCTGGTTTTGCATCTACTACTGCTGAAAATACTTCAGGAAATTTAAAGGAAACAATCTTCTTTCCTTGAGACTTCCCATCACGATCTTTGTAAGATACATTAGCCTCTTTGTATTTACCCATATCGTTTACTGCTACGCTTAGAATTTCAATTTGCATTTACTACCTCCATTTATATATTGTAACATGAGAATACTTCAATGTCAACTACATTCTTAAGATCTTCTCCAATTTGTATTTCTACATTGAGAGGTAGATCAAAAGGAATCTTAAATAGTCTTTCAAAGTTCTTTGGAACATCCTCTACTGAGGACTTAAGAATTTTACAGACCTTCTCTATTTCTTGTAGAGGGGAATCTACTACAATTGAATCGTGTACAGAGCTTACTAAAAGGGCTAACAAGCCTTTCATTCGCTTGAATGCAGATACCCTAGCCATACAAACAAGGTCAGCACCTAAGCCCTGTACTGGGTAATTTAGAATGGTAGTCCTAGGCCAGACAATATCGTTCCCTTTCTTTTCAGGTTTGAAGGTATAGATACGCCCAGTAGGCATTACTAATTTACCAGTTGTAACTGCTTGTTTCATTAAGTCATTGTGCCACCTTGCCATTCCTTTATACTTAGCATAATATTCATCAATTACTTCTTGCCATTGCTTTTGATTGTATCCAACAATACTAAATTCAGGATCTATAGAATAAGAGTATGCAGAACCACCATAAATTAACCGAAAAACGAATGTTTTTGCAATTAATCTTGAAGGTAACCCAAATCGTTTCTGGTTATCTCCATGAGTATCTACTTTACTCCGTATTTCGTGTATTAATACTTCGTCCCGACTTAGAAAAGCCGCTGCTACAATCTCTAGACTCTTTACATCCGCATTTATCAACATTATTTTTTATAGCGTCTATAACAATATCTCCATATTGTTCATACAATTCAGTTGCTTTAGCAATCGTGTGCCAAAAATAGGCTTCCTCACCAGTTAGAATCTCGTTACAAGACATTGTTTGACGTCTCCTGCGAAGTTTTGTTGGTTTGGGCGGCTTGCACTAAGTCTACCAGTGACAGCAATACATTGGTTAAACTGGCCGTGTAAATACCCAGGTTCCCAATCCATCTCGTTAATAAGATCTGGTAGCCCTCTGTAGTAAGTTCCTTGTAATTTGCAGAGTTCAGCTCTTTTAAGAAGAGATTGTATGAGTCGCTTAATTTTTTTAGTTGCTCTAAGTTGCTTGAGAGTTTCGTCATTAGTTGAATAAAATCCTTCTTTTAATAGTTCACTCCCCTTTAAGGGTTCTATAAGACGTGGTAATTGGTGCTCATATACTATAATTTTATATCGAGGCTCTCCAATTCTTTTACCAGTCTTATAGACTCCAACTGGGATTCTTACTTCTTCTTTAATAGTCCCGCCATACAGGAGGCAGGAAAGGTGATCACGACTGTTATAATTAATAGGAATATTGTTATCGTGGTATTCTTTAATGTGTTTATCAATAGTTTTTAGTTCTTCTTCTATTTCTTCTTCTTTTTCTAAACACAAGGTTGTGTCTAGTTTAATTCCATACCACTCCATTTCTTCTAGAACCAGCAGATCAGCACATTGAAGCCTAAAGAGTGGCAACAAACCAGCTTTTTCTAACTCTACATACTGTTGTTTGTATATTTCATAAGTAAGTTTTAAATCTTGATCTAAATATTCACGCAGTTCTTCAATTGGTATTTGATCGGTATCTATACTATTAGCCCAGTACTTAGTGCTAATAGTATCTAGTTTAGATCCTAAACCATACTTGGCAGCTACACCATCTAATGAGGGAAAGGCATTTCTTTGGCTACATAAAAGAAACTCAGCTAATTGGCAATCCCAAATACTACAATTATTGAAAGTAGCTCCATAAGTTCTTCTGATCCAATGTAAATCAAATTTAATATTAAATCCAATTAAGAGTACAGAATCAAGATCAGAAAGATCAAGATTACAGCCAACCCCCTCTCCAAAATACTTCGAGGAAGTACCGTCAAAAAGTCCTCCAAGTATGAGTCTATTTTGCCGAGAGAATGGATTTCCTTTTTGAAAAATTGTTGTTTCGACATCAAGAGTTAACTCCTTCATCTTTATCACTTTTTTCTATTTTAAAATCTACAGCGTGGTCTCCTTCATTGTGAAAGAACCAATTTGCTTCTTCTAATGAAGTAAAAGTCCTTGTTCTTTTTGTTCCATCTGAATACCAAATAGTTAGTTTAATCATTATTGAAACATCTCATTTATGTTTTACCAGTAGGTCTCCCACAAAAAGGACAATTTTTATATCTATGCGATATATAATTATTACATTTAGGACAGATCATTTAAGTCTCTTAACCTTCTTAGTTCTAGTAAGATATTATTAATCCTAATACCATCTAGGATTCTACAAGAATCTATTTGATTTGGTTTAAATCTAATACCAGCTTCTGATTCCTCTTCTCTATCTAGAAGAGCAATTAATTCAGAAACTAATTCTATAATTTTATCAGACATCTTTATATCTTGCTATCTCTGGTTCAATAATCACATCACATCTTCCATGTCTTAACTCAGGAATCGTATCAACGTCACCGGAAAGCTTGTTTTTAGAAATGTTAATATGGCGTATATACTCATAATTAGGATCGTGCTGCTTACCAATACCAATAATAAAGTCGGCCTCTGCTTGTTTACTTGTGTTGTGTGTAACAATATTATTCTCAATAATAAATCGTTGATCTCCATCAATTAAAATACCACAATATTCGCCGTAATGACTATAGTTCACTTTAATGCTAGAACGAAGAACATCTTTTGTTGGTCTGTATCTTGATCTTTTTCTTTCCACCAAACATGGAATATTATTTAAGTTTCCAGAAATATGAACATAATAGTAATTACCTCTTTTGCAACAGGTAGAATAAAAACCACAAGATAAGGCAAGTCTTTTTACACCAAATGCAATGTCACGATTTTTATTTGTGAAGGAGTAATATTCGTGGTTTCGCTTAACCAATGTTCCATCTGTGTCAATCAAGCCAGCGAGGAGAAGTCTTCGCTGATACGAATCCCCTAGAAAATACTCCTCTGGGATATGTTTATTACCCCATAAATTCTTTTCTTTTAGTTTCTCAATTAGAGGATGTTTGACTCCTTGTTTATATTTAATCTTTGCTTGTACTAAATCGGGATTATCCTTCCCATTTTGCCATTCTACATAATCACAACCAAGAAAATAGGCATATTCTTTTACATATTGCTTAATCTCTGGTTCTATGGTAGTAATTTCTGGGGCAGTTGCTTTTCCATCCCCTAACCAAAGTCCAAGATAGTATGGATCAATACTAAAGTATTTTCTTGTCAATTCATGTGGAACTCGAAATCCAAAGTATGGCTTTTTACATTTAATTTGTAAATAATCCTTAATTGGGATGTCCACAATCTCAGATTTTCCATTATTGTCTTTGATGAGGGATAAAATATGCTCGTCATTTACAATATACCCATCATTTCCAATTGTATGGCGAACATAGTACATATCAGATTTCCCCCAAGTAACATCAAGAACATTTCTTGGAGTAGAGTCAATGCCCATTACTTGCTCACCTACTTTAATATCCCTTACCTTTCGGTATGTTCCATCATACATCAATATCTTAGTTTCTGGATACAAACACTTTGCATTAGCTACGTGGCTCATTGTTAGCCATTTTTGTCCTTCTCCGGTTCCATCTGCTTGACAAACTCCAATGACTGGGCAGTAAGTCTTAGCAAGTTCGCGAGCCCATTGATATATAGTCCCGAGTCGTAAATCCTCCCTATCTCCATCAAATCCTTTGATTTTGTCAATTTGATCGAAGATAACCAAAGAAGGCTTAAATCGTTGGCAGAGGTCTTCAACTTGTCGCTTAAAGATGTTAGCTGAGTCGAATAATCTAAGATTTCCTTTTGTAATTTCAAGATACTTTCTTTTGTGTTCATCTCTATTTCCCATTAATTGGTGTAGTGGTAATCCTAAAGCTGCTTGATAGCAGCGAATCATTACTTTGTTGCCCTGCTCCTCGTTGTTAAACCACAAGATGGGTCTATCTGTTTGAGAAGCAAATTGAGTCGCCTCTGATGCCAAGAAGGTAGTTTTCCCGGTCTCTGGTCTAGCGAAGACAAAACCAAAATCTCCAGGTCGAAGAGATCCAAGCATCTGATTGAGGCTGTTGAGTCTCCATCTAAGTCCTGGTTGCTTAACTGTTTCATCATAAAGAGTTTCTAAATCGTCTGTTACAAATTCAATTTCTTCAAGTTCTTCTTCAATATCATCAAATTTCTCATAGATTTGTTTAATCT